ATGACTCTCAAAGCTCTTGTTTCAGCCGCAACTGTTGCTTTGCTGTCGCTTGTCCTGTCCGGATGCGTGAGCGATTCATATTATTACGATGGCTATAGAGACTACGGCCCCGCCTATGGCCGTTATGAAAGCTCCGCCGTTATCTACCGCACCGGGCCACGCTATCGTTCCCAGCACTACCGATCCGGGCGTTATTACCGCGATGACCGTCCGCGGCGGGACAGGCGCGAGGCGCGTTCCTCGAACCGCTCCCGCGAGGCAGAGCGTAATACGAGAGGGCGTGATCGCCCTCAATATAAAATGCCCCGGGATAAAAGGCCCGAAGTCAACCGGAGCACTGAACCGGGAAATCCAATCCTGAACGAGTATAGATCCCGGATTATCCAGAGGAACCGATAGTCCTCTTGCGCAGAGATCGAGCGTTTGGAATCCATCGATTCAGGCTGTCGTCGCAAAGAAAAGATGATGGCGATCCCGACAGGATTCGAACCTGTGACCGTCGGCTTAGAAGGCCGGTGCTCTATCCAGCTGAGCTACGGGACCTCTCATCCAGAGGCATTTGCCTGTGAACTCGATTAATATTTCTTAACCAGATTCCACAAATGCGGCCAGCATCAAATTCACCGCCTGAATAAGTTTTCAGGCGGAAGAAGTTTTAATGCGTCCACGGCTGGGAGCGGTCGAAACGGAAGTTATCGGAATAGGAAATCTTGCGCCGCTCGGTTTCATGCGGTTCAAAAACCCGATAGGCGATACCATTGCGGGTCGCGTATTCTACAGCATCCTCACGCGTGTCGAAGAACAGGCGGATCTGGCTTCTCATATCGCGCGAAGACGTGTAGCCCATCAGCGGCTCGACTTCACGGGGCTTTTCCGGTTCATATTCCAGAACCCAGCGATCGGTTTTGGCCTTGCCAGACTGCATCGCGGTCTTAGCTGGACGATAAATACGTGCAACCATTTCAAGAACCCTGGTTCATGCTTTAACCTCCTGAGAGGCGATAATTTCATCAAGGCAATAGTTTACACGCCGCATCATGTCAACGCGATAAAGAGGCGCGCCATGGATTGCTGATCAGGATATATCAATGTCGGTGGATTATCTCAAAAATGGTCGGAGCGAGAGGATTCGAACCTCCGACCCCCTGATCCCAAATGAAGTGCGACGCGCCTATTTCTGGGCTTTTAGAGCGCCATGTTGCATCTATGTCGCATCAATTTGCGCCTGTAAAGATCGCATCGGCTGCTTGCTCAAGTTCTTTCCCGTCATCATTACGCGGGAAAAGGTGGCCATATGTGTCCATTGTCATTGCAATTGTGGAATGGCCCATGCGCTCCTGAACCAATTTCGGTGGCAATTCCAGTCCGCCGTCTTCCTTGCGATTGATACACCACGACGCATACCAGTGCCGCAAGCAGTGCATTCCTGTGTATTTCGGACCAAGGATCGGATTGCCGTCTTTATCAACTTCTCCGGTCTCAACCGTGATGCCTGCCGCCATCCATGCTGGATGAACTCCGCGCCGCAGGATATTCCGCAGGCCTTCCACGTTGCCAGCGCCATTCGGGAAAACCAGATCAAGAACCATGACAGGATTGCCCTCGGCGTCGAGCTTAGCGGTTTTCCGTTTCGGGCATTGAAGCTTCCATTCCCGCAGCGCATTAATCAGTAATGGCGGAACAGGCATGGTTCTTTCGCCTGCAATCGATTTTGGTGCGCCTATATTGTCGTAGCGATCTGCTCGCTGATGGACCCGAACAGTGCGCTTATCAAAGTCCACATCTTGCCAGCGAAGGCCCCGAAGCTCAGACGCCCGAAGCCCGGTGAATACCGCCGTGATGATGAAAGGCCTCCAGCGACCAGAAACAGCACCAAGGAGCGCTGAAATCTCTTCTCTGGCTGGAATATCAATCCCGACCTTCAAACGGCCCTTCTGGCGCTTCTCTGACCGATTTGCACTGGTCGAGCGCCGGGACTGCATTTCTCTGGCCGCATTCCTGATGACAAGGCCCCTCTCCTGCGCGTCGGCCAGCATCGTCCCCAAACTCGTAATAGTCCGCTTGATCGTGAATGCTGATCTTTCAGCCAAGCGCAATTCATCCTCAAAAGCCCGCAGCCGAATGGTGTTCAGCGCGGTAAGCTTCAATGATCCTATGAATGGGGATATGTGCAGTCGGTGAGTCCGCTCGTAGTCTTCAACAGTGGATCGCTCAAGGCCTGAACCCCTGATGCTCGCTATCCAGAGCTTTGTCGCTTCATCTACGGTCGCGGTTGCACTGTCAGCGACATGAACACCCTCGCGCACTTCAACTGACGCGGTGGCGGCAAAGGCGTCTGCCTCTTTCTTCCGGGCAAAGGTTTTCAGTCGGCGCTTACCCTGCAAATCCTTGTAATCCACAACCCATGCCGTTTTCAGTTCACCCTTGGGAGTGGTCCATTCACGCTTGCGGATCGACATGGCTTAGTCCGGGAAATCTGGATCGTCATAATCTTTGGGATTTCGCGTTGAAACGCGTTCAGAGCTACCAAATGGGTCATCAGGTTTTGGGCCGATTGTGCCATCTGGCCAGACGTACTTGGCGGTAGTTCCTGAATGGTGTAGCGATTCGGCTTCCTCAGGGTCCAAGCTGGTATTGAAATCGTTATTTTGTGCAAGATCCATTTGGTATTCGCCCCATGTCGTGCCGATTGCATTTCTCGCATGTTCGTCAACGCCGCGAATTCGGCCTGAGACAATGCCATTGATCGTTTCTTCAATGAGCATTGCAATTCTTTGCACATTATCGTCGTTTTGATCGCCAGCCTTAACGGCCTTCAGCATTTCTACCAGCTCATTGACGCGCCCTGTCATATCCCACGGTTCTGGAAATTCTCTTTCGAGTATTCGTACGATCTCTGTGTTCATGGAGCGGCCATGGGCTTCAGCATACACTTTGATGCGATCCCTTAATCCCGGTGGGAGCCGGATTTGAAAACGTTCTGCGAGTTCACTTGGGTACTTTGTTTTCTCGTTCATTCTTAATGAGTGCAACTTGCCACCAGAAAATGCAATAGGGCGACTTGCACTCATCGCCAATCTCGGTTAATAAAGTCTTGTGATGGCAAGTTGCACTCATGAACAATCGGAGAACTTTTCTATGGCAAAAGAAACAGCATTGGAACTGATCTGGGGCATTGATGGCATATCAAAAGCCATTGGCCAGAGCTTCGCAGCCACTGCTTACATGTTGAAACAGGGCCAATTACCTGCCCAAAAAATAGGTGATCGCTGGGTTATCGAGCGCGGCGAACTGGTCGCCTTCTTCAAGGGGAAAGCCGCATGACCCAGACACCAAGCCACCGCGAGAGCGATGCCAATTATCACGGTGTTATTGCGGTCCTGAATGACCGTTGGCGGGTGACTGCGTGTCGAGATGGTATTCAGTGGATACTTCAATACCGTGCGGGAGAGAGGAACGGCCAGTCCAGATACGATAGCCGTAGTTACTGCCGCACCAAAGAGGCATTGATCCGCGTCTGCCGTACACACGCTGGCGATATTTCACCCACTGCAATGACAGTACTGAACAATCTTCCAGAAAGGCTTTCGTGATGAAGGCAACCCAGAAAGCAAAAGGCCCGGCAGAGGCGGCAACCTCTCCGAGCCATGGTTCAAACCCAACTACAGGTATGAAGAACATGGATAGCAATACCACAAATTCCCCAGAGGGCGCAACAGAATCGCCAGTCATGCGAGTTAACCGATTGTCCCGCGAGCTTTCGGAAGCTTTGAACCAATGGATGGACGGTGAATTTATGGCGGTCATCCTGCCAGCCACACGCGGCAACGGCTACCCGATCATGTTCGGGAACATCGAAAATCAGAGGGAAGCAATCGCCTATCAGGCCGGGAGGGCAAGCTGATGGCTGACAAGAAAATCGCTCGCACCCAGCATGAGCAAGTCATGGATATGGAAAGTCCAGTTCTGGATTTGCAAAGCGCCGTTTCAATCATGAACAGGATGCTGACAGACAATTTCACGCACGTGCCTACCCAAGTGACCGGACGGCCTGATTATTGGTATCTCGGAAAGCAAGACATTGAAGACATGTTCTTCATCATGAACGAAGTCCGAGAGCGCAGCAGCCGGATTAAAGATCAGTGGCTATCAGCATTGGAGGCGGGACGATGAGGCTGATTTCCATTCTCCGTATCCGCTTCTGGCAGAAGCTTTCGCTCATGTGCTGCAACCGCGCAGATCGTCTCTGGGACCGTTATGAGCGGAGGTATGACCGATGACAGGAAAACTCCCCTTGAAGAACAGGTTAGATCAACTGACCCGTATGGAAAAGCTTGCATTAGGCCAGATCGGACGCACGAAGACCCGCCGTCACGACTGGAAGCCTTCGCGTGAGCTTATGAGATTGCGTGAAGTTGAAAAGGTCATTCGATCCCGACATGGCGGAATGATCCCCGACCCTTCTGACACAGACGATAGGGATTTCTGCCTAAATTATATTCTGGCTGCATCCCTCTCCAAGGTTGAAGGCCAGTGCATGACAAGTTGGTGTGCGAAATGGGCACCATGGGCCAGCACGGCAGAAATAGTGAATGCTGAAATCCAAGCAGCAAAACGCAAGATGATGATCACTGCCGATGGCGTGGCCGGTCTGCTTATGATCACTTTCAAGGAGCGAACTTCAATCGGACTGAGCACTATCGGTGCCTGCGACATTTCTCGGCAGGAACGAAATAAGCTGGCGAAAGAGCGGAAACGTCAAAGAGATCGGGAAAGGCAAGAGCATCTTCGTCGTATGCGTGGCAGCAAGGATCGGAAATCCCATGCCGCGTCAACAATCACGCATCTGAAGCCATGGGAAGCCGAAGGGATTTCTCGTGCTACTTGGTATCGGAGACGGTGTGAGACAGAACAATCGCGAGTAGATATATATACAAGTGGCGACACTCTTGTCTCAAACACAAGTGGCAGCATTCTTGACGCCGACAATTCCAGCATTTCGAAGCCCCTCTCGGTCGCCAACGGCGAACGTAGCGCGGGTCTGGGGGAGCATCCCCCAGCGGAGTTCCAAGAGGCAGCGCCTCATGGGAGTGACGATAGTTATAATTCCATTCCAGAGGCACGGAGGAACGCAGCATGAACGTGATACTGTTTCCTGTTGAGGCGGAAGTTGCAGCGATTGAACGCGCGGCAATAAACTTGGATCGTCGGGACGCTAAGTCCGCGGCCAAATGGTGGCAAACCGAGTGCAGGCGGTTACATGCCAGATATACTGTCATCGGCTTTCCAGATGCGGAGTGTCGAGCAATGGTTGATCGTTTTGCCCGCGCCGTGCAGGCGGAACTGAACCGCATGGCGTTCGATGACTGCCGCAAGAACGGGAATGGAGGCGCAGCATGACCGAGAATGTGACGATGACCGAAGCGGAGGCCTTCTCTGACTTGGTGAAGAACCTCGCTCTATTGGCCACCGTGCTTGAGAAGAATCTCAAATGGCTTGAAGGGGAAATAGCCGAAGGTCGCGAGGATCGCGAGGAAAGTATCAAGATGGGCCTTGAGCGCGGCGGTATGGACGAAAGTGACGCCCAACAGGAAAGAGAATTCGTCACGGTCCTGTTTCATGACCTGCGAATTCAGAAGGTAATGGATAACATCAGGAATGGGTCCGAGTTCTGTTCCTTCGCCTCGAAATGGTTGTCCCAATATCGGATGGAGGATCGCGCATGACCGTGATCGAACAGCCAGACGGCAAATACTACGTGGCAGGCGGCGCACAGATGCTGGCTGGCCCTTTCGAAACCCATGCGGAAGCATGGCGAGCATTGGACCGGATGACAGGCGATCCGATAAATCCGGCAGAGAAGAAATCGCAGTGGATCGCCAGCAAGATAATCGGAGGTGCCGCATGAGCCAGCTTGATCTTTTCGCATGGGCAGAAGCCAAGCCGTCAAACGTGATCGATGCAATGCCGCACCTGATCCGCAAGGCAGCGATAGAAGCCATCTACAACATTCCAAATCGTAAGGGCGATGGAACAGTTGCCCGCTTCCAAGAAAGGAAGACAGCATGAGCACTGAACCACTCGCAACATACACCGAAGTATTGGCACTCATCATTAGCTATCTCGATAGCGCTTCCGAGTGTCTTGAACGTGAGAACAATTGGCTGGGGCGCTATGTGGATATTGAGAAAGAAAGCATTCAAGACACACTGACGCTCATGGAACTTCGAAATGCATGTGACGAGGAGAAGGAAGCTGAAGCTGAGTTCTACACTCTGACATTACGCGCAGATCAGGTTGAAAAGCACATGAAAAATCTTGCGCAGGTCGCAGAATTTGCCAAGTGGGCTTCCGGCCATCTGCAATCATTCAAGGTTCAGGAGGGGGTGGAATGACCCCGACCAACCCCCGCGTGACCGAAGCGGCTCGTTGGCTGGCGACCACGCCCGACCATATGAAGCCGCATCCTGTTATCCAGGAACTGCGCCAGCGGTTCGCATTAACTGCGCTCGAAGCCAGTCTGGCGGCAACTGAAGCCCGCCTTATCCGTGCGAGGTCGAATTGATGGAAAATGAACAAGACCAGATTGCAGACCTCTTCCATGAGGCAGTCAGTACATTCCCAGCCGAGTTGCAGGAGCAGGCCCTTGAGTGGCTGGCGCAGCGCGAAGCTGCCTACAGGCTTATTCGTGAGATAGAGGAAAAGGGACCGGGGGCGCTGCTATGAGCGATATGAGCGACGAAGAACTTGAACGCCGCATGTCAGCAAAGCTGTTTGGCAGGGAAGCGCGGAAAGGTCCGGTGGTTGAGGTACGCAGGAGCCGGACACCAAAAAAGCCTGTGCCGGTTGTCGAGGCCGTGGCAAAAGAAATCCCTATTATGGAAGGCGGCGATGACTGTTGGGTCGTGACATTCACATCATTGCTTCCTGACGGTAAGCGCATTCATCTTAAGTCTATCCGTTCGCCTGCCACTATCGATCATCGGCAGGTTATTCGTGAATACGAAGCTGAAGGGCGTATCATCCAGTGGGCCAGCAAAACGCCGGAGGAGATGCTAGATGACGACGGCTGCTAGATATCAACTCACCCCGGAGAAGCTGGACAAGATGATGGCTCCACCACGGCCACGAACTCGGATCATCTGGACGGCGGAAGCCATTGCCGCCCAGATCGGCACATCTGCCGATTATGTCAGACACACTCTTGTCAATCTGGAGGGAAGCCCGGTAAAGAAGATGGGGACACGATATTGCGCCCATGCCGATGACCTTGAGGCATTCTTTCGAGCGCGCCCCATACAAACATAGTTTAACCCATTCTATCCGATAACATTTTCGGGTTTTACAAGCGACATTAAGGGCCATGAAGATATGGCCCTTTTACCGCAAAAAAGCACTGACTGACGAGCAAATCCTTGAGATGCTTGGACAGGGTGCGCCGACTGCAACGGGTGTGGCGGTTTCGACCGAGATAGCCTTGCGCGTCCCTGCCGTTGCCACTGCGGTTCGTACCATTTCCGAAGCCGCTGCCAGCCTCAATGTGAAGGTGGTGGAAATTGCCGCCGATGGATCGGAGAAGGAAGTTCCCGGTCATCCTGCCGTTGATCTGCTGCGCAGCGAGGCGAACGAGTGGACTTCCGGTTTCGAATTCATCCGCTCGATCATGGTCGATGCACTTTGCCGGGATCAGGGCGGGCTTGCCCGTGTCTCCCGCAGCATGGATGGACGGCCCCTTGAACTGATCCGGTATCGTCCCGGTTTCATCAATGTCGATTATCCCGACGATACCTTGCAGCCGCGTTATCGTGTGAATGGCGTCCTGCAGGATGCCAGCGAAATCATTCATCTGCGCGGCACATTTGACAAATCCCCGCTGACATTGTGCCGTGAAGCCATCGGCGTTGCCATTGTGATGGAACGCCACGCGGCCAAGCTATTCGGCACCGGGGCGCGTCCCGGCGGTGTGATCGAAACGCCCAAGCCCCTCGGTCATGAGGGCGCAAAGAACATGATCGCCATGTGGCGAACGATGATGGACGGTGCCGATAATTCCGGCAAGTCCGGCATTCTGTGGGATGGCGCGCAGTGGAAGCAGATGCAGCTTTCCAGTGTCGATGCGCAGTTTCAGCAGCTTCGCCTTTTCCAGCTTCAAGAAATCGCCCGCGCCTTCAATCTCCCGGCGACCCTTCTTGGCGATCTGACGAAAGCCACTTGGTCGAATAGTGCCGAGATGCACCGCCAGTTCCTCCAGCTTTGCCTTGAGCCATGGCTGCGAGCACTGGAAGGCGCATTGCGCCGCGCCTTGTTCACCAAGGACGAGCGCAAGAACCACGCCATCCGCTTCGACCGTGACGACTTCACCAATGTCGATCTGACGGCCCGTGCGACTGCAATCAGTTCGTTGCGTTCGTCCATGGTGCTGACCCGCAACGAGGCCAGAGATTGGCTTGATCTGGAGCCGGTAGCGGATGGCGACACATTTGAAAACCCGAACACTGGATCGAGCCAGCCAGGGTCCGTTCATGAGAACGATACCCCGTCTACTAAAAATTCAGTAACCGACGAGGAAGAACCGACCGATGACGCTTGATGACATCCTCAACAATGTGACCGATCAGGACCGGGGCCGCGAATGTGAGCTGGTCAATCCTGTCACCGGAGAGCCGACCGGGATCAAGCTATGGATCGTCGGCCCGGACAGCAAGACGGCGCATGACGCCCGTATCGCCATGACAGATGAACTGATGGAGCGCACCCGCTCTGACGGCACTGTGTCCGGCGAGGATCGTGAGCGCGCCCGTTTGAACAGTCTGGCTCGCCTCGTGACCAAGTGGGAAATCACCGAAGACGGCAAATCCCTCCCGTTCAATCACAAGAACGTTCTGCGTCTTCTGGCTGTGTCGTGGGTGGAAGCCCAGATTGATGCCTTCGCCAGCAACCGCGCTCATTTCCGTGAGGTAGCGTGATGGATCGGCTGTTCGTTGAAACCAAGATGATCGCCGGTGACGCGGGTCTGATTTCCGGTCTGGCTTGGAAATTCGGCACTCCTGATCGCATTGGCGATTGGATTGAACCCGGCGCGTTCAAATCCGCCAAGATGCCTATCCCGATCCTGTTCGGCCACGACATGAACGATCCTGTGGGGACGTGGGACATTGCCGAAGAAAAGTCGGATGGCCTGCACCTCACCGGCAAGCTTCTGGTCGATGAGGTGATCCGTGCCCGCGAAGTGCAAGCGCTGGTCAAGTCCGGTGCCGTTCGCGGTGTCTCTATCGGCTTCATCACAAAAAGCTCCAGCCCGCGTACCGGCGGCGGGCGCACCATCAAATCTCTTGAGCTTCTGGAAGCGTCTCTCGTGACGATCCCGATGCATCCCGGCGCGAAGGTGACTTCGGCCAAATCGGCAGTTCTGGCGCTGAATATCGCCGCTGCCATTCAACGCGCAGCCGCGCAGATTGGAAGGAACTGACATGCAGCATGTCATGAAAGAAGCGCTGCTCGGCAGCGTGAGCATCACCCGCAAGGGCGAGGATGACGATCCGGTTTCCATCGTCACCAAATCGCTTGATGATCTGCGGGCGTCACTGGACGAGCGTCTCAAAAAGGTCGAGGGCGAAAATCCTGATCTGAAAGCTCTGAATGATCGCCTTGATGAAATCGAGAAGAAGGCTGGCCGCCTCGGCGGTGGTGGCAACAAGGACGAGCAGAACGAGATCGAACGCAAGGCCCTTTCTCACTTTGCCCGCACCGGCTCTGACGTGGAAGTGAAGGCCGCAGCATCCGACAACAATGTGGATGGTGGCTATTTCGTTCTGCCTACGGTCGATTTGACCATCCGCAATCTGATGACTGATCTGTCTCCCATGCGTGGGCTTGCGGAAGTCGTCAGCATTTCGACCGACAAGTACGAGCGCTTCTATTCGATGGGCAAGCGCGGTGCGAAGTGGGTTTCGGAACGCGAAGACCGTCCGCAGGATACGGCTCGCCCGGAACTCATCAAGCATTCGTATGGCGTGGCCGAACTCTATGCCGCTCCCGTCGCCACCCGTCACCTGCTCGATGATGCGGCCACTGATATTGCTTCATGGCTGATCAACAATGCCACCCACGATTTCAGCGAAACCGAGGGCGAAGCATTCATGACCGGCGATGGTGTGGATAATTCCCCGACTGGCCTGCTGACCTATCCGACAGCACCGGAGAAGGATTTCACCCGTGCGTGGGGCAATTTCCAGTATGTCGCCGCCGGTGCAACGCCGACCGACATTCAACTGGCCGATGCCCTGATCAAGCTCGTTGCCACGCTGCGCCGCCCATACAAGGGCAATGCAACGTTCCTGATGAACAGCAACACGGCAATCCGCCTGCGCCAGATCAAGGACGCCAACGACCGCTATCTGTGGGCACCCACGGGCAATCTGATCGAAGGCATTGAGCATCCGCTTCTCGGCCAGCGTGTCGAGATCGATGAAACCATGCCGGACATCGGGGCCAATACCCTGCCTATCGCCTTCGGTGACTTCCGTCAGGGCTACGTCATTGTTGACCGTCAGGGCGTTCGCATCAACCGCGATGAACTCACCCAGAAGGGCCGTATCGTCTTCGACGTTTACAAGCGCGTAGGCGGCGGTGCCGGTGACTTCAATGCGATCAAGTTCCTCAAGATCGCTGCGAGCTAAGGAGGCCAAGCCATGAAAGACACCTTCCACGATAACAAGGCGGTTCAGGCGATTGCTCCGGCAGTGCTGACCGCTAACACGAACGGCGTATCCATCGACCTCAAGGGTTTCGATAGCGCGCTGTTCGTCATCAACACCGGCGCAATCGACGCGGCAGGCGACTTCACTGTGAAGCTTCAGGAAAGCGACACGGGAACGAGCGGCTGGACGGATGTTGACGCTGCTGACCTTCTCGGCAGCGTACCGGCGACCCTTGCAGCCAATGCGGCCTATCGGATCGGCTATATCGGTTCGAAGCGCAAGCGCTATGTCCGCGCCGTTGCCACCAAGGCAGGCGGCACGAGCATCGCCGCCGGTGTGGTCGCCATCCTCGGTCATCCGAACATCGCGCCGGTGGCCTGATATGACGATGCGCGCTCCTTCCATATGCAGTCATTGCGGCAAGGCTCACACCCGTAAAGAGCCATGCATCACTGTGCAGCGGCTTGAGAAGGAGCGCAAAGCCCGCTTCGACAAGAAGCGCCCAACAGCCCGCCAGCGTGGCTACACAGCCGAATGGGAGAAGGCCCGCAAGGAATACCTTGCCGTCTATTCCTCCTGCGCCCGTTGTGGACAGCCTGCCACGCTGGTCGATCACCGCAAAGCTCATAAGGGCGACCAGACACTGTTCTGGGATCGTGCCAACTGGCAGCCCCTTTGCACTCCCTGTCATTCCCGCGCCAAGCAATCGGAAGAGCGGCGCAATCAGAACGAGGGTTAAACCATGCCCATTTTCGCAACTGCTGGCGCGAAGGTATTCATCGGAGGTGTGCTTGATGCAAAGCCTGCCGACTTCGTGGCCGCTGACTTCACAAGCCAGACGTGGACCCAGGTGAACAATTTGGAAAGCATCGGCACCTTTGGCGACACGGCAACCGAGATCACCTTTGACGATATCGGCAAGAACCGTACCCAGAAGCTCAAGGGCACTCGCAACGCCGGTAATATGGAGATGGTCTGTGGCATCGATTATGCCGACGCTGGCCAGATCGCCTTGCTCGCTGCCGAGAAGGCCATCCATGACTATGCCTTCAAGATCGAGTTCAACGACGCTCCAGCAGGCGGAACGCCTTCACAGCGCATGTTCATCGCCAAGGTTATGAGCGCAGCAGAAGCACTCGATACGGCCAACAACGTGATGAAGCTCAACTCAACCCTTGGCATCAATTCCAATATCGTGCGCGTCAACGCGACGGAGGCTTAATCTATGTTCTTCGCCACGTCAGGCACATCCCTGCATATAGGAGCGGTTCGGCAGGACTGGACCGCTCGACAGGTGAGTGCATCTGACTTCACCGGCGAGGCGTGGACACAGGTCAATGGATTATACAGCCTTGGTCAGATCAGTGGTGAGTGGCAGACCAACGCCACCATGCTGCCTGATCCCTGTGATCCAGACAATCCACCTATCCCAGATCATCAGAAGATCGCACGGCCTGCGCAGACGATGGAGGTGGTGACTGCACAGAATGATGCAGACGCAGGCCAGTTGCTCATGCTGTCCGCAGAGAACAGCGTCAATCCCCACGCATTCATGCTCACCTTCGCCAATGGCAGCAGTCGCCAGTTCATCGCTCACGTCATGTCCGCCGGAGAAATCATGGACGAGGCCAACAGCGTGGTGTGCTGGTCTTTCGGCCTTCTCCTGCAATCCAACATCGCGAGGTCAGCATGACCGGGGGTGGTCTTCAACTTTTGACCCCTCACGGGGACCGGCGCGGGGGACTTCGCGCAAGACAGGACATAATTGGAGTTTTCGGAAATGGCTGAAATCGTGACCCTGCAAGAGCTTAAAGATCAGTTGAATTTCACTGCTGATCAGGGCGTGAACGATGACGCGCTCCTGTCTCGAAAGCTCAAGGCGGCACAGAACTATATCGAGAGCCTGCTTGGCTTCAAGTTGGAGGAAACCTATGGCGGCGCGGACCAAGAGGAAGTTCCGGCAGCACTTGTTGAGGCAATCTATCAGACGGCAGCACATTGGTATGAAAATCGTGAAGCTGTTCTTGTCGGTGTCAATGCGCAAGACCTTCCGTTCGGCGTCTGGCCTATCGTGAATGAATTCCGGAGGTACGTGTTCTGATGGCTGATGATGGTGGACTGTCCCGGTTCCAGCGGCGCATGAACGCTATCCCGAAAGCGGTGCGTGAGGCCGTGAAGCCTGCGCTGGTCAAATCGGCTGATGAAATGGCGACCGGCATGAAGCGCCTTGCCGAAACCTCTCGCGACACCGGCGCGCTGATCGACAGCATTCAGGTGACCGGCCCCGGTCAGCAGACGCCACCGTATTCCCAACCCGGCGGCAGCTATCAGACCAAGGAGAACGAGGCCGTAATCACGGCTGGCAATCGTGACGTGCGGTACGCGCATCTGGTCGAGTACGGAACCACGAAAGCGAAGGAACAGCCGTTCTTCTGGCCGACAGTCCGCACCCAGAACAAGCGCGCTCGTGACCGCATCAAGCGAGCCATGCGCAAAGCAATCCGAGACCAGTGGGGCAAGAAATGACAGCACTCATTCATCGCCTGCGCGGCTTCATGTGGACGCTTCAGGTTCGCCGCATCATGCGCAAGGCTCGCAAGTCTCCCGGCCATGCACATCGCGTTTGGCTGCAACGGAGAACCATTCTATGAGCAGCCCGGAAATCGCACTCCAGAAGGCATTGATCGAGCGCCTGCGCAACGACGCGGGTGTCATCGCGTTGGTGCCAGCGCTGAATATTCACGACACGAATGCGCGTCCCGTAGTCGATCCGTCGATCAATCTTGGCACCGATCAGACTGACGACGCCGAGTATCTGGCTCGCGACGTGACCATAGTTTTCCACGATCTGCATATCTGGAAGAAGGAGGCCGGTCTCGCCGGGGGCAAGTATATCGCGGCAGCGATAACCAAAGCCGTCAGAAAGGCCCGATTTCAGACCGTGGACGGCTTTCACTTCGCTGACTGCCACGTGTACCGCACCCGCTTTCTTCGCGATCCAGAGGGCGATTTCAGCCACGGCATCGTCACTGTGCGGGCAATCACTCAGGAGGTTTCATGAGAGCCGGTAAGCTTGATCGCCTCATTACCATTCAGCGCGCCTCGTACGTTGACGATGGCATGGGCAACCAGACACCCGCATGGGCGAAGCTGGCAGACTTGCGCGCCCAGATCGTTCAGGCCAGCACCGAAGAATATATCCGCTCTTACGGCGCGAGCGATGACACGGTGATTATCTTCCGCACCCGGTATTTCCCCGGTGTGAAGAACGAAGACCAGATCATCTATGCCGGTTTGGAGTTCGACATCAAGGAGACTAAGGAACTCGGTCGCAAGCAGGGCTTGGAAATCAGGTGTGTGAGCCGACCATGAAGGGAGCAAAGCCGCGTCTCGTGATCGACAATGATGCCATGGACCGTGTTCCCGCGCCTCCGGCATGGCTCTCGAAGGAAGCCAAGGCGGAATGGCGTCGTGTCATGCCCGGCCTGATCGAGCGGCGCATTCTGACCAATGGTGATCTTGGTTCTCTCGAAAACTATTGCACGGCAATGGGCCGGGTCCGCCAGCTTGAAGACAAGTTGCAGGGTGATTTCGATGCAGTGCTGTTCCGGGCGCAGGATAAGGCGATGACAACGGCCCGCCAGCTTGCGGCTGAACTCGGATTAACACCTGTGTCGCGCTCGCGGCCAGCAGTGAGGAAAGCGTCAGATGGTGACGAAGACTTATCCCCACTGGATATATGACGGCTCCGAGATCGATGATCCTTTCGGGCATGGTGACAGAGCCGTGCGTTTTCTGCGCGCCCTGCGCCATCCGAAGTCGATCCTTCCGAAGAACGCCTTCCAGCTTGACGAATGGCAGGAGCGGATTGTCAGGCGCATCTATGGCCCACGTCATGAGGACGGTTCGCGTATCGTCAAGACTGTGGTGCTGTTGCTTCCTCGTGGTAATCGAAAGACCAGTCTGGCCGCTGCCTTGGCGCTGCTGCACACAATCGGGCCGGAGCGAGTGCCGGAAGGCGAAGCCATCTTTGCCGCTGCTGACCGCAAACAGGCCGGGATCGCCTTCAAGGAAGCTCTGGGCATCATTCGCGCCGACAAGCGTGTGGTGGCCGCAACCCGTGCTTATGACGCGCACAACAGCGCCAAGAAGATTGTTTATCCGAAAGAGGGCTCATTTCTCGAAGTCATTTCAGGTGATGCAGGAACACAGCATGGCCGCACCCCGGCATTCGTCCTTGCTGACGAAATCCATATCTGGCCGAACCGTTATCTTTGGGAAGCCCTGACAACTGGTCTGGATAAAACCGATAATCCCCTGCTGGTTGTCGCCACCACGGCAGGACGGGGACAAGACAATCTTGCGTGGGATGTGGTCGAGGATGCCCGCAAGGTAGCGCGCGGCGAGGTCGATGATCCGTCCATTCTGCCGATCATATTTGAAGCCGACCGGAACGATGACTGGCGCGATGAGAATGTCTGGCATGAGGTCAATCCCGGCCTGCGCCATGGCTATCCCTCCCTTGATGGCTTCCGCCGTCATGCCAAGCGGGCAGAGCGCAGCGTAGGCGAGCGCCAGTCCCTGCGACAATTGAAGCTCAATATCTGGCTGGATGCTGCCACCGATCCATTCGTGGACATGGATATTTATGATGCTGGCAAGGGTCGGATTGATCTCGATAGCTTGCGGAATGAACCTTGCTGGCTGGCCGTCGATCTATCTTCAACCGTTGACCTTTCGGTCATCGTGGCCTGCTGGCGCGATGCTGATGGCTATGTCGTGCATCCGTGGTTTTTCTGCCCGGAAGACAACATTGATGATCGGGAAGACATGTCGGGCGGTTCCTATCGTCAGTGGGTGGACGATGAACTGATCACTGCCACGGAAGGTTCAACCATCGCTTTCCAGCCGATTGAAAACAAGATCGTAGAACTGTGTGAAGATTTCGACGTGAGGGAAATAGCCTTCGATCCGTTCATGGCGCGTCAGGTGCAGCCGAAATTGCTGGAAATGGGTCTGCCGGTCGTAGACATGCGGCAGGTGCCATCCCTGATGATGCCCGCCATTCATGAGCTTGAGCGCGCTATTCTGGCCGGTGAGTTCCGGCACGGCGGTCACCCTGTCCTTCGCCATTGCTTCTCGAATGTCGTGGTGAAGCGGAATGATCACGGCCACGTCGCCAAGTTCACAAAACCCAAGCTCTGGATGTCGATCGACGGTGCTGTGGCTTCCGCCATGGCCGTTGCCCGCTGTGCAGCCGGTGACAGCGGACGATCCAGTTACGACACTTTTGACGGCAATATAGAGGATTGGATCTGATGGCAGACGATACCGAACGCTTGTTTGTGGCTCTTGAAGCGCGTGTCAATCAGTTTGAAAAGGAATGGAAACGCGCCGAGCGCACCGGCAGTCGCACATTCCAGCAACTGCGGCAAAACTCATCCCGCGCGACCCGGCAGATGGAGCAGGATGCGACACGATCCGCAAGCCGGGTCAATCAGGCATTCGCAACCATCGGCACAAAGGTCGGAGGATACAGCAAGGCTTTTGCTGGTGGGGTGTGGGGCGGGATTGCAGCAGGCGGCTTGGCCGGTGTCACCGCCGCAGTTCGCGGTGTAGCGGCAAGCTTTGCCGAACTATCCTATGAAGCCAAGACCGCTGGCATCAATGTCGAGGACTTCCAACGCTGGCGCTATGTGGCCGATCAGAACAAAATCGGTATCGATGCGATGATCGACGGCTTCAAGGAGCTGAACCTTCGCGCCGATGAATATATCCAGACCGGCAAAGGCTCTGCCGCTGAATCATTTCAGCGCCTCGGTATGTCGCCAGATGAGGTCAAGGAACGGATCAAAGACCCCAGCAAGTTCATGCTGGAATTGATTGATCGAACCCGCAGGCTCAAGGATACCGCTGCCGGTGTCCGCATCTTTGACGAACTTCTGGGCGGTTCTGGCGGCGAGCAGTTCGTGCGTCTGATTGAACAGGGCCGCGAAGGCATCACAGCAACGCTCAATGAAGCCGACAAGATGGGCGCTGTGATGGATGAAAACTTCATCAAGAAGGCCGAGGAAGTCGATAAGAAGTTCAACCAGATTGCCACTACCATCGGCTCGACGCTCAAAGCGGCCATCGTGGATGCTGTGACGGCGCTGCAAGGTTTTATCAGCCAGTGGAACGCGCTGAATGAAAAGAGCGTGTCTGGCATTAAAGCCGAGCTTGAAATTCTACGCCAAGGACGTGAGCGTCTGAATACCACCCAAGCCGCTGGCGGCATTCAAGATCGCATTGCTGGTATCTTTGGCAAGGATCGCGAAAGCCAGCTTGCGGCAATTATCGCCCGTGAAAAGCTCCTCAATGATGAGTTGGACCGCCGCAAGAATATCATCGTCACGACACCAGAGCAGCCACCTGTTGCGCCCTACATACCACCTGAAAAGCCCGGTAAAGGCGGCAGCAAGAAATCAGATGCTGAACGGGAGCGTGACAGAACGGCAAAGGCTGCGGAACGGGAGCGGCTGGCCGTTGAAAGTCTCATCGCAGAATTGCAGTTCGAAGCGTCTCTGGTCGGTAAAACTGCACTTGAGAAAGAGAAGATGATTGCGCTTCGCCAAGCTGGTGCGGCGGCAACTGCGAAGGAAAAGGAGCAGATTGAGGCCCTGATTGAAAGCACCTATCGCCAGAACGAGGCATGGGAAGCATCGCAGCAACGGTTGATGGACATCAACAATAGTGCTCGCGAAGCCACCGGCAGCATCATTCAGGGAATGCTTAACGGCGAAAGCGCCTCCGACGCCCTTGCAAATGCTCTGGGCCGTGTCGCAGACCGCCTACTCGACGATGTTCTCGATGCTATATTCAAGGTAAATCAGGCTGGCAGCGGTGGGATTTTTGGTCAAATCCTTGGTTTATTCGGTGGCGGTGGATCACCTTTTGCATTCAGTGGGCAGCTTGCCGGTGCCTTCGCTGGTGGAGGGATCGGACTCTACGCAAGGGGCAGCACCTTCACCCCCGGAGGCACGGCGCTTGTCGGCGAGCAAGGTCCGGAACTGGTTCACCTTCCGCGTGGATCACAGGTCACACCAAATCACATGCTGGGTAAAGAGGGGGCAGGAGGCCGGAGCCAGAACGTCAATGTTCAGTCTGATGTTCGCGTGTCTGTCGATAAGGACGGCAACCTTCAGGCGTATGTGGTCGCTCAATCCGCGCAGGCTGCACAGAAGACCGTCAATAAGTTTGCGGGCAGTCAGGATTTTAAGGCGCGAACTGTGATGGCCGTGCGTGATGCCAAGAAGCGAGGTATGCTGCGATGACCGCGATCGACCGTATGGAAAAGGCAATGGTGTCAGCACTCAAACAGGCGCTGGCATCCCGTAAATCGGTTCTAGTGCCTCCCGGTGGCAATCTGCTTTGGGAATGGTTCATGGACCTGAATGCCGTGCGTACATGGCACATGAACGGCCCGAACCCGATCAGTTACGCCGATATTGTGTCTTATGGACAAATTAACCGCTGGAGCATCCAGCCGCACCATGTAGCGATCCTGCGTGCCATGGATGCGGCCTATGTCGAGTACTTCTATTCACAGCGTGAAAACAAGTCCGAGGAAAATGTCAGTCGCCAGCCAACCGGGGAGCTTAGCGCTGACCTGTTTGATGCGGTGTTCGGATGAGCAAGAAACGGCGTAAGCTTTCGGACTGGCATGCAAATTACGGCGTAAATCCACGCAAGCAGCTCAAGCTGTATAGAGATGGACAGAAAGCGCGCCCGCTGCCGCTTGCACCTATTTACAAGGAAAAGGACAGGGCGAGCTTAATTGACAGTGTGATGGATGTTCTCTCAGACTGGCGCTTATCTCCGTTTGAAAACGAAGGATCGGTTCGCGCTGGCGTTCGTGCTTCACTGTGCCTTAAAGGTCATCGTTGGGATCGGTCTGATCTGGAAGCATCGCTGGTTGTCGCTGGCGGCTTTAAGAGGATGGAAGTCGAGCGCCCGTCATGGGAACAGGGGCAAAGGGAATACACAACCCCTATCGAGAACTGTGCGTGGTGCGGTGGCGAGCGTGATCCGGCTGTAGGGGGAAGGTTTTGCACAGTTGAATGTGGACGCGCTTTTGCCGTCGATAGACAAGCAAATGAGTTTCGCAGGGACACTCAAATCTATCGGAGCGCCACACGAGTGTTGCGACGGGCAAAAAACGACCGCCGTCAATGCCTGTGCTGCGGCAAGTCGTTTATGCACGATGGTGACAAGGACCCGCGCCAGTTTTGTTCACAAGCCTGCTACTTCAAATATCGGAAGACAGAAGAGTTCACCAAGTTCCCAAGTGTATGCCGGTTCTGCGATAAGCCGTTCATGGGCCGTCAGAGTGGTGCATTCTATTGCAGCAACTCATGTCAGCTTACAGCAAGCCGACTGCGCACGGGAAAGAACGTTCCGAAGCGTTTAACCCCGCCGATCTTCGACTATGTGCTTACCCATCCCGTGAACAACTGCCGAACAAGTTCGATAACCCCTCAGCGGTTTGACTGGATCGCGATCAATCAGGGCCTGCGGGTAACAATGGAGAGGGCGGCTTAATGATGCGCTTTAATGCGAGCTTTCATGCTGTGGCCGGGAGGTGCAAGGATAATCAGCTTGATCTCCATGTAGCTGTCCGAGCCCACATAAATTTCATACAGTTCCCCTGCTATTGGTATCTTCTTCGACAACAGGTCATGGTGTAGCTCCGCTGCCGTATTTCGATCCAGATAGCCGACATGCCATGATCTGCTTCCCACAAAGCCGTGCACCGCTATTGCATTCTGGTCATGGGCATTGTTACGATCCGGGGTGACAGTGACGCCGTATCGCTGTCCCGCATCGCTAGCGCTTTTGGCTGCTTGAGCAAATTCCAAGGCCGCTTGCTTTCGATGTGCCACGCCCGCTGCCTTGATCATCATCGTTGTTTGGACCCACTTGCCCTCGGGCTTATGCCGATCCTTGGCAAATCGTCCGACCAGATGACCGGGCACATTGACGCTCTGCGGGGAGGCGTCGACTCGCTTCCGCCCAAACAGCCAGCCCAATAACCCCAT